TGGTAACACTAGTGTTATCTTTACCATAGAAATGACCGCTCATGAGGTATTAGAAAGAAACCTCAGTATTTTAGCAGATGTAAACCATCAAAACTTAAAGAAAAATCTCTTAAGTGATGAAGAGCTGCTGAGAGTTATTAAAGCCCGAGCAGGAATGTTCTGTGATGCTGACGATCTAGTAGAAGAATTTAAGAGAACCAGAGACAAGTATAAATTCGAACAAAAGTTAGTAAGAGAAAAGCAGTTAAAGCCTGATAATCAGATGATTATCATTGATGACCGAGCCCTTACTATTACTAGTCTAGATCTACACCTTGGTAGACTGAGGTCTAAGTTTGGAGACAAACTTACAGTTAGTGTAGTAGACTATCTAAACCAGATTGTATTAGAAGGTGGAGCAAACCAGTACGACTGGCAGCCGCAAGTGGAAGTATCTAAAAAGTTAAAAAACTTGGGTCGTAAATATGACCTGGTAATGGTAAGTCCATATCAGATTGATGCCAGTGGCGAGGCTCGCTTTGCAAAAGGCATTCTTGATGCAGCAGACATTGCACTGGTAATGGAAGCACACGAAAAAGAGAAAAATGCCCTGACGTTCTCCACAACAAAAATTCGCGGAGCAAGAGAAATGACTTTTACTAGCCCCATAAACTGGGATACCCTTAGAATTAGTCCTCAAAGCATAGAAACTCCAGAGAAAAAAGAAACTGTAAAGCGCAGTAAGAAAAAAGAAGACTTGAAAAAAGACGACTCTGACTCAGATATTCCTTGGAATGTATAATGAGTGATCCAGTACAAGACCTACTTAAAAAACAAGATATTTACTTTCGCGTTAGTGGAAGTGACTATCTTGTTCACTGTTTAAATCCAGAACACGATGACAAGAATCCCAGCTGTAGAATAGATAAAGTAACTGGTATTACTCACTGTTTTAGTTGTGGATTTAAAACCAATATATTTAGACATTTTGGTATCCTAGACAATTTTGTTAGTATCAAAGTGTCAAAACTTAAAGACAAACTAAAAGCACTAAAAATGGACCTAAATGGTGTGGAATTTCCAGAGGAAATAATCCCCGTTACAAAACCATTTAGAGGTATTAGTGTTAATACTCTGAAAGAGTTTAATAGTTTTTACAACATAGATAGTCCTGAACTAGGAGACAGAATCTGGTTTCCAGTAAAGGATCTTGTTGGTAAGACCGTAGTATACGTGGGTCGACACATGATGAGTGATGGCAATCCCAGGTACTTAAATTACCCCAGAGGCGTACAGATGCCTATTTTTCCTGAAGTTTTTAAGGAAAAGCATACCAGTGCAGTATTGGTTGAAGGCATATTTGATATGTTGAATCTGTATGACAAGGGACTAAAAAATGTGTGTTGCACATTTGGTACTAGTACTCTGTTTAAAGATACAAACCTAAAACTACTCAGTTTAAAAACTCAGGGCATCATAAAGATCTATCTCATGTATGATGGAGATAAAGCAGGTCAGGATGCTATGGACAAACTTGAACCCATCCTACAAGAGTGTGGCTATCTAACAGAAAAAATCGTGTTAGAAGAAGACACTGACCCAGGTGAACTCAGCCAAGAATACGTAGACAGCATAAGAGAATACATCAATGAAAAAGATAGCAATAGTAGACAAAGCACCCAGTAAAACAAAATATTCCACTTGGTTTGATTTTGAATTTGACCACTATCACATGAGTAGTGTTCCTATTCAAAAACTGTTGAAGAAAGATGTCGACCTAGACCCTAGAACTTTAGATTCTTATGATCTGGTAATCCTGGTAGGTTCAGAAGCAGCCAAAGAGTATGCTAAAATTACCAGTGTTACTAACTTTCAAGGTAATCTGGTGGGGGACAGATTTGTTTGTATTACCAATCCCAGTGTATTGATCTTCAAGCCAGAGGGCAAGCCAGACTTTGAAAGAGCTGTTCAAAAGATCAAAGACATTATTGCGGGCAATAATAAGAACTCGACTGTAGAGGGCGACTTTAAAGGCATTAATGATGCAGAAGAAGCCATACTCTTCTTAGAAGAAGTATTGGCCAATGCTGTAGACGTGGTTGCCTTGGACACAGAAACCACTGCTCTTTACCCACGCGATGGTTATGTGCTAGGCTTGAGTATTAGCTACAAGCCGCTGCAGGGCCGTTATATCCTGTGTGATATTCTAGACGATCGCCACCTTGACTTACTAAAACAGATCGTTGCCAAGTTCGACATTGTGTTTCACAACATGAAGTTCGACTATAAAATGATTCGTTACCACCTTGGAGTGGACTTTGATCGCAGTCGTGTTCATGATACCATGGTTATGCATTATGTCTTAGACGAGAGCGATAGTCATGGCCTAAAAGAACTAGCCCTAAAGTATACCAATTATGGTAACTATGACCAAGCCCTAGACGACTTTAAAAAGCAGTACTGTAGAGAACATGGGATCTTGGAAGAGGACTTTACGTACGATCTGATTCCCTATGACATAATGTCCACTTATGCCTCTATAGACACTGCTGTGACCTTGGAACTGTGCCACAAGTTCTGGACAATCATTCAAAAGAATCCTAAATTGTTGTGGGTTTATCAAAATCTTTTAATTCGTGGAACTCTGTTCTTGATGGATATGGAAGAACAGGGTATTCCCATGAAGAAGGAGCGTCTCGAGGCTGCAGGCAAATATCTAGACAAGTGGATCTTGGAAGCAAAAGAAAAGGTATACAGTTTTGAGGCAGTCAAAAACTTTGAAAAAGACTCGGGCCAGATCTTTAACCCAAACTCTGTACAACAACTTAGAAAAGTTTTGTTTGATTATGTGGGACTTACACCAACAGGCAAACTCACAAAAACAGGTGCCCTATCAACCGATGCCGAAGTACTTGAGGAGCTTAGTGAGGAACACCCACTTCCGGCCCAAATCCTAAAAGTGCGGCAGCTGGGTAAAATCAAATCAAGTTATATTTCAAAAATCTTACCGGAATTGGACCGTGATGGCCGAATTCGTACAAACTTTAATCTTGTTTTCACCACTAGCGGCAGACTCAGCAGTAGTGGCAAGTTTAATGCACAGCAGATTCCTCGTGATGATCCCATCATCAAGGGATGTATTGTTGCTCCCCCAGGTTACAAAATAGTCTCACAAGACTTGCAGACTGGTGAGATGTATTATGCTGCTGTTTTGAGTGGTGATCGTAACCTTCAGAGTGTGTTTTCAACTGGTGGCGACTTTCACAGTTCAATCGCTAAAATGGTGTTTGCGTTACCGTGTCTTGTAGAAGAGGTTAAAAAATTATATGCTTCGATGCGTCAAAGTGCAAAAGCAATCTCGTTCGGGATTTTGTATGGCTCAGGCCCGGCAAAGGTCTCTCAGTCGGTTACGAAAGCAACTGGAGAACCCTACCCTATCTCGCAAGCAAAAGATGACATTGAGCAGTATTTTACTCGCTTTAAGAAACTCAAGAATTGGCTTGATCAGCGAAAGGCTTTCATTGAGGCAAATGGGTATACCTACAGTTTCTTTGGGCGCAAGCGTCGTCTGGAAAATGTCTTTTCAGCGGACAAGGGCATTGCGGCGCACGAAGTCAGGTCGGGTATCAATGCAGAAGTCCAGAGTCTCTGCAGCGACATCAATCTTTTAGGTGCTATGGACACTCAAGACGAGTGCAACCGGCTGGAATTAGATGCCAAGATTTTTATGTTGGTTCATGACAGCATTGTTGCTCTTGTAAAGGAGGAGTGTGTAGAACGCTACTGTGAAATCTTGAAGACCTGTACTCAACGCGATCGCGGGTGCAGTATTCCTGGAACTCCTATTGGTGTAGATCAGGACGTGGGTGATGACTACAGTTTCGGTGACTTTGAATCGGCATATACCTTAGAAAACGGAATCTTAGTAAGAAAATGAGTCTTCTATCTGACATAGCTTTTCCAGTATTCTATTTAGGCAGACACCAACCAACAGAGTTGAATGGTGTCTCCTTTTTTAGTATAAAAACCGAAGACGACGAGGGTGAAAAAGAAAAGATCTATGTAATAGATGACAAAAATATTGCTGGAACAACTCTTTCAGTTAGAAGGTTGAAACTAAGAGATTCTGGCGTAGAAGTAGCCCGTCTCAGAAAAGCCATATTTTTTATTGCTGATCTGTTAAAATTAACAAAGAGTAAAACCTGGTTTATAGATAGCCAAGGAAAAGTCTTTAGCTATTCAAAAACTAAAAGAGTACCCTTGGTATTTAAACCTATATCTAAAATTGTGCTAATGGCAGGTGGTGGCGCCATAGTGGAAGTAGAGGGATTACGGTACAAAGTTCTCTATGTACCAAATCTACAATCTAAGTGGGCTGGAATTCTAAAAATAGGAGCCTCCAATGTACTCTATGGTGTCTACCAGCAAAAATTGAAGAATACATACAGAATGATATGACAAAAGCCATTATAAGTAATAGAATATACTTAAAGCCAAAAGATCAGGAGCATCTAGAATTTTTGGTAAAAAGCCTTACCTACAGGATTGAAACCCGCTCAAAAACGAATCCCAAAATCAAAGATGTAGAAATTATCAAAAACTATAAAATGCTTCCCAAAGGTATTATTACTATTCCACAGGGAAGACTGGATTTAGTACCAGAAGACTATGAAGTTGTTGATAAAAGAGTTACAAACTCCGTGCCGTTTCCACTTCCTAAAATAGAGCTACGCGAGAGTCAAAAACCTATTTATGATGAAGTAGATGATACCTGCTTTATCAATGCAAAAGTGGGTTGGGGAAAGACTTTTACGGCGCTTCATATTGCTCGCAAACTGGCTCAAAAAACACTGGTAATAGTGCACAATACCATGTTGAGAGATCAATGGGTAGAAGAAGTAGAGGCTTTATACGGTATTAAACCAGGAATTATAGGTAGTGGGCACTTTGACATTGAAGATCACTTTATTGTGGTCGGAAATATACAGAGTGTAATCAAGCACATAGTTGCCATCAGCAAAGAGTTTGGTACAGTCATCTTAGATGAAGCCCACCATGTGCCAGCTGAAACTTTTACCACACTGATTGATTCCTTGTACAGCCGTTATAGAATCGGTTTGAGTGGTACCACAGACAGAACAGATGGTAAACAAATACTATTTAAAGACTTTTTTGGTAGTAATGTACTAAGACCTCCACAAAGTGATACCCTAAATCCCACAGTGAAATTTCTACAAACAGGACTAAAACTGGACGGTTCTGGTACTTGGGTTCAAAAAATTAATAAACTGTTATACGACGAAGACTATCAAAAGTTTATCAGTGCTGTGGCAAGGGTACACTGCGATCAAGGACACAGTGTTTTAGTAATTGCAGACAGAGTAGAGTTTTTGGAAAAAGTAAAGGAGTATCTAGGTGAAGATTGCGCGCTTGTTACAGGATCCACAAGTTTTGAGGAACGAAAGCTTATCTCAGAACAAATCAACACAGGAGAAAAGATGTGTATTGCTGGATCCAGACAAATATTCTCAGAAGGAATTTCTATCAATAGACTATCCTGTGTCATCTTGGCAGTGCCCACAGCAAACAAGATATCAATAGAACAAATTATTGGTAGAATAATGAGACCGCATCCAGCCAAACCACTACCAGTCGTCATAGATGTATGTTTTTCTAGTCCAGCGGAAAAACGACAACAGGCTATAAGAACCGGCTTTTATTTGGACAAAGGCTGGGAGATTAATAAAGTGTAAGCTGATCAAATTTTGGCTTGCACAAGAATATCAAAAATGATATAATAGATGTTCATAAGGCAAATAATGGCTTTATTTTTCAATTTACAAGTTTTAGAAAGGGAAGCTGCAGGTGATTCCGATAAACTTATTGCTTTACTTAAGTTCCATCACTACCGCAGCCTCCCTTCTAATTTTAAAACAAAATACAAACCGCTAAAAACAAGTTTACACGGACAAAGTTTTATACTAAATCCAGATCCTGTTCTCAAGTACAGTACCTGTGACTCAGTTTACATATCTCAGTATATAAAACTATGCGGTAGAAGAGATTACTTTATGTATAAAACACATAGGGTAGTACATCTGGATAGATCATTCTTTCCAGATCTAGCAATTGAAAATATAAAAAACAATCCGTTATTAATTATTGAACCCAATCTAATCAAATTCAAATACGAGGAAATATACAATGGCAAAGAAATTCGGCGAAACTAATGGCAAAGCAGCAAAGAAATCAGTAGAAGCTTATGAATACAAAGACGGCGATAACGTAGTTCGTCTTATTGGTGGCGTGCTACCACGATATGTCTACTGGATCAAGGGAACCAACAACAAGGATATCCCTGTAGAGTGCTTGGCATTTGATCGCGACAAAGAGAAGTTTACCAACGCAGAAGTAGATCACGTTAATACTTATTACCCAGATAAGAAATGCAGCTGGGCTTACAGCATTAACTGTATTGACCCTAAAGACGGCAAAGTTAAGGCTCTTAATCTCAAGAAGAAGTTGTTCGAGCAAATCATGAACACGGCTGAAGATTTGGGTGATCCTACAGACTTTGACAAGGGCTGGGATGTTGTATTCAAGAGGGTTAAGACTGGTCCTCTGCCATACAACGTGGAATACAATCTGTCTGTGTTGAAGTGCAAGGTTCGACCACTCTCTCCAGAAGAGCGTGAACTGGCCGAAGCCGCAGAAGACATTGATACAAAGTTTCCTCGTCCTACTCCAGACGAAGTAAAAGCCCTGCTTGATAAAATCATGGCAGGAGCTTCAGAAGAAGCCGCATCCACTGGTGTTGACGGCGAAGCTGTAAGAGATCTGTAAAACAAATAAGCCCCTAAAGGTGTACACCTTAGGGGCTTTTCTCGCTTAACTTATGAAACTATTATTCACAGCAGACATTCACATAAAATTAGGTCAAAAGAACGTTCCAACTTCTTGGGCTCACAATCGCTACGAAATCCTAATGGATCAGCTGTGGGATGTTCAAAAGAGTTGCGACCTGTTTGTAGTAGGTGGAGATATTTTTGACAAACTTCCCAACATGGAAGAATTGGAAGTATATTTTGACTTTGTGGCAAGTTGTAGTATTCCTACCCTAATCTATAGTGGCAATCATGAAGCAGTCAAAAAGAATACTACTTTTTTGACTAACTTAAAAGATGTTACCAATAAGATCAATGAAAGTGTGGTAGTTATTGATGACTACTACAATAACGAATTCATAGATATTATACCCTACAACAAACTCAAAGAATGGGAAAAAGATCCTAGTAGTTTTGTACCTAGTAATAAAATACTATGTACTCACGTCAGAGGAGAAATACCACCACATGTTAAACCTGAAGTCGATCTGGAAATCTTTAATCCGTGGAAACTGGTTTTGGCTGGCGACCTTCACTCTTACGACAATTGCCAGCGCAATATTCTTTATCCTGGTAGTCCAGTTACCACTAGTTTTCATCGCGGTCTTGTTGACACCGGCGTTATTATTGTGGATACTGATACTTTGGACCATGTTTGGCAAAAATTAGAAGTACCACAACTAATAAGAAAAACTATCAAAGCAGGTGAGCAGGCTGTTCCTACCGAATACCATCATACAGTATATGAAGTAGAAGGTGACATGACAGAACTTGGTCAAATGGAAGACAGCGAACTCATCGACAAAAAGATAGTAAAAAGGGAAACAGACGTAGCCCTGATCCTAGAGTCTGACCTATCATTGGGTCAAGAAGTAGAAGAGTATCTTCGTTATGTACTGGCCTTGAACGATGCCAGTATAGAAAAAATATTATTGGAGTTTAGTAACTATGCAGATCAACTCCCCGACTAAAAAGGCCATAGTGTGGTCACAAACAAACTGCCAGTATTGCGGCATGGCTAAAGCCCTATTAAAAAGCAGGGGCTATGAAGTTGAAGAACGCATGATAGGCGAAGGACAGGCCTGGTCCAAAAAAGACCTATTACAGGCAGTGCCAGAAGCCAGACAGGTTCCACAAATTTTTATTGAAGACAAGTACATTGGCAGTTATACCCAGTTAAAGGATTATTTTTACACCTCATGATCATACTGCAAAAATTAAAGTGGAGCAATCTCTTTTCTTATGGCGAAAATAATGAGATTGATTTTAGTAAAAATCCACTAACTCAACTGGTTGGTCTTAATGGACATGGAAAGAGTAGTATAGCCCTGATTCTTGAAGAAGTACTGTACAATAAAAACTCTAAGGGAATTAAGAAGGCAGATATCTTAAATAGATTCTCAAAATCAAAAACATACAGTATTGAACTAGTTTTTGAGAAAGATGGAGATGTCTATCAGATCAATACTTCTAGAAGCACTAACCAAGTTGTAAAATTAACAAAAAACGGCGAAGATATTAGTAGTCATACTGCTACTGCCACATACAAAACAATTGAGCAATTAATAGGTTATGACCATAAAACTTTTTGCCAGATAGTTTATCAAAGTAGCGCCAATAGCTTAGAATTTCTTACTGCAACAGACAGTGCTAGAAAGAAATTCTTAATTGACTTGTTGAATTTAAGCAAGTACGTTGAGATTGGTGAAATCTTCAAAGATGTTGCAAAGTCACTTGATAGTGAAATTTCTACTATTGCTGGTAAAATATCGGGCATACAAGAGTGGATAACCAAATATTCCTCTGCCGATCTATCTAAAAAGATTTTAGTAGAAGTGCCAAGTCAACCATCGGATCTAGAAGAACAGAACTCACTTCTTAGAGATAGATTACTAAACATAGAC